ATGCAGAGGGGGGGTAGAATTTGCGAGACCCCTCCCCCCTACTGAAAAAAATTTTTTAAATTTTTATTTTTTAAAATCTTTTAACAAATTTTAATTTTCTTTAAAAACTTTTTTGTATTTTCCTGTAACATTTTCTCTAACAATTTCATCAATCGCAAACTCTATTGCAATCTCTTGATCAACTTCTGAAATCTCTGTTGACAAGACTGTCACATAGGCTAGCATGGATGGTGTGTTGTAGCCAGCCATTCCATCAAACACATACCACTCATCCCATTGTGTGAAAGGATCGAAAGGATTGTCAACTGTTGTAAGCATCACACTCTGTGCCATCAATCATTCTCCTTTCAATGATCTCTCTAATGTAGTCAGTGATACACCCAACTGTGTTGCTATCTCTGCTCTAGTGTAGCCAGCCTCACGCATGGACGCAGCCCTACGTGTCTTAGCAGGTGTCATTAGTAGTACCTGCTTGGGTGTAGCATACTCACGTACCTTCTCTAGATCAGTGTTGGCTAGTATCTTAGTGAGCATACTGTCACTAATAGCACCCGCCTGAATAGCATCCCACTCATTAGCTTCTATCTTAACCTGGCTTTCTTTCTTGCTAGCACCCATACGTATACGAGCCTTATCCAAAGACTGAAACTTAATCTTAGTTATTGTTGACTCTTCAAGGTTAGGATTGGCAGCACGCCTAGCCTTGACCTCGGCATTCGCAATGACCTGGGCTTGTCTTTCGAGGGGCTTGTTTTTTTGGGCCACCTTTAATTTTGAGGCTAGGGTTTCAACTTGAGGGGCGTATGTTTTTGCAGAGGAGGGAGAGCGAACAAGAGAGGGGGTCTGATACACAGACACACGTGCTCTGTTAGCCAACTCTTTCAAATCATTGGAATGATTGGCATAGATAGTTTCCATACGGGTACCTGATGACAAGAGATGGGCATCATCTATACTAGCCAACCTCTCTAACTTTTGAAGCTTGTGCCTTGGCTCTTCGCCTGGTTTAGTAATCATCTTACCTGTATCTACCCAAACACGCTTCCCTGTCTTTGGATCGAAGGGCCCACCTTGTGAAGCAGGGCGGGCTTTCCTTTCATTAATGTATTCTTTTTGGGTAGCCTTAGACAGTAGTGTGCTAGCACCTTTCTTAGCACCACCTTGATACTCAGCTTTCAATTGAGGTATACCATTCTCAATTGCAGACCTACGATAATCAAGATGATGATTCTCAGCATCAATGACCACCATTGAATGGCGAATAGCTTGAGCTATCTTGCTTGGAGGTGCGCCTTGCACAGTCATGTCTGTAATCAGATTTGTGATGAGCCCCATTTCGTGCTCTTTACGATCAGGAGTAAGTTTAGGCATACCAGGATACGCCTTGTACAACGTCTGAGGATCAAACCCCTTCAATCCTTCAAGGGCTGGCTTACTTCCAATCTTTCCTTGGTTATTAGGAATTACCACAACCGTATCCCCATCAAAGTCAGCACCAGACAATCTCTCGGCTACTAAATGATGGATACCTACAGCATCACGTGCTCTACCTAACAAACTTATAGCTTCTTTATTCTTATTGTTTACTGTCAATTCAGGAATCTCAAATGGACCACCATGAGGGTAACGAATTAATGCTACACGTTCGCCATTGTTATAGTTTGGCGCATAGATTTCATCATGCTTCATTGATGGCACAGGAAGAATGGTATGCCACTGCTGACGACTTGACAACGATGCAGCTTCCATGTGCACCGCGGAAGAATCAGTGGCTTCAGCAAAAGCATTAAGAAGTTTCTTCTTAACCGTCGGATTAGTTAAAGACATAATGGAATCAAACTCATTAAGCCTCTGCCTGTATGTCTTCGCCAATTGCTCTAGAGCAAGTTTAGGACTTTGCTTAGAAAGAAGCTGGAGTGAAAGATCTTTGTTCCATGTCTCCCACTTTCCTTCTCCTCTAACAATGTTCATAGCAGAAATAACTGGAGAAGTTCGATCGTTTTCATTCTCACGAATTTGATCAACGATGGAACCAAAAGGAAGTTCCGGGTCATCCTGAAGCGGCTTCAAAGCATCTAGTTTATTTCCTGTACTACTCTTCTTAGTATTGAACTGAAGATCCACACCCTTGGGCATGTTGTCTTTATAAACTGCCATCCCTTTGATGAAGTGCCCATCTCCGATTTGCACACGAACTTGCGCATACATGTTCTTCCCAAGAGTGAGATCTTTAGCATTGCGACGCACGTATATCACGCCATCAGCTTTGCCTCCGCCATCTTCTTTATAGATAACCTGAAGCCGATTTGGATTGACAGGTATGGCATCTGTAACCTTCACATAATCTCTACCACCACTATGAGAAGACTCTTGAATTTGCCTGATCTTATCTCTGTTCTTGTAGACATCCCCCCTTGTTGTTCCAGGGGGGGCTAAAATTTTCATGTTCGTATCGAACTGCGTCCCGAGTTGCGGAAGCTTGACATTAGAGTGAACACGGTACCCCTCATCTTCAAGAATAGATACCGCGGTAGCAAGTTTTTCTTTACTGATGTTAAGACTAGCTTCTACACCTTCACCAACATCGATGTATCCTTTATCAGCGACTTCACGACGAAGCATCTCGGCAGTAGTCTTAAGGATGTGAGCTTTATCTGCTGCTCCAGGTTTAAGAAGATTCCTAACAACCGATTCGTTGAGTCCACCCATCTCTATACCAATCGCAACATTTGACATCCCAGTGTCTTTAAGTTTTTGGGCCTGAACAACTCGGCCGTGCCTGACAGATGCATTTGCGATGGTTCTTGCTGAACGAAGTTGAGCCACTGTAAGACCGACTCCTTGGGCGATTTGGCTTTCCGTTAGACCTTGAGCTTTCATTTCTTCTACATAACCAAAGAAATCCTGACTCCTTTGTACCTCATTGTTTCCACTGCCCCAAGGATAGCGACCGGAACGCCGAAGAATTCCATAGTGCATTAAGTCTTTTTCATCAATAACTACACTCATTGATTGGCCTCCTTTATGGTCTCGATTTGCTTATCGAATTCGACTATGATATCCATAATACTGGCTGTTAATTCTGGTGGGGGTTCAAAAATACGAATCTCATCTCTCTGATAGATACGAAGTTCAACTTCAATTTCAAATGGATCTATCATATACTCAAGACAAAACAACGCCGCATAAATCTCGAGCTGCTTCTCTGACGCTTGAATTATACCAGTTTTGAGGTCATGAATTCGAAGTTTGTTGCGTCTAAACGAAATAGTATCCGCTGTCCCAAAACAATTATCCGAATAATAAAGAATTTGCTCACATGACATTTTGTATCCGATAGCATCATTCACATAAGTCGATAATGCTTGGTTTGATCTTGACAATTTCACCCCGAGACGGATGGCTTCTCTAGCAAGATCGTGCAAATCCGAGCCTCTTCTAGCTGCCATAACGGTATGGTAACGAGCTTCTAATTTTTGGAAGTTGTAGTTCAACCAATGATAGTTGCTCGGGCTTAAAAATGCATGTTTATCTCTTAAGTCCGAATGCAAATTGAAGATCATCAAGCACCATCTCTTCGATCTCGGGATAGACGATTGCACAAAATGACATGGCGTTAAACAACCCGACATAATGCTGTTGATTCGGTTGAATCTGAGCGTTTGAAGAAACCTTACATTCCAACATTGCCCACCGATCACCATACAAAATTAGAATGTCTGGTAGTCCTTGAAATTCTGCCGGATCGGGTTTTAGAATGAATGAAGATGGGAACAAAACTTTCAATTTTTTGATAAGTTTTCCCTGGTAGACCGCTTCATTTGGTGACACCATGCCTCCAAAATTTAAAGAGCGAGTTCTCCTTCATTACAATCCATGTATTTTTGCCGAGGAATTACTCTTTCATGTTTTTACACCCTCACACTGCCTTCGAAACGTCTTTAACTCCGGATCATACCGGTACCAACAAACCAACTCCTCTGTGGCGCTTATGGCGAAGTCTGGTGGATTTTCGTCGACCGCAGTCATCTTCCCACAGTGAGTACATTCCCCTCCATCCATAAGAGTTTCAAGTAAACGGAAAATCGCACGCCACGGATTCATCGCTCCAGTAGCTTCCCAAACATCATGACCCTTGTCCTGAAACTTGGCCCTGGCAATCCAGATGGGGGGGTCAAAAACATCATCGTCTTGTTCTTCGAAAAATCGAATTTCAAATTGTTTACCACCCATACGTCCAATCATTTCGACCGCTGCAGCAATTTTCTTATCCTTCGGGTTGGGTTTCATTTTTCCTCCTATGATTTTGAAACTTAATGATTTCGAAATCTGGCCACGGTCCATAAATTTTGTCATGGCGATTATATGTGCATCTCCAAATTCGATCAAATAACATCCCTTCCGCCATTCCGGCTTCAATAACGGATTCATATATGACCCCTGTAGTTGTATTTATTACCGCAAGATTCTGAAAATGTAATGGTTGAGGTGTTTTCAATTGACGTGCATACTTCCAAGCAAGCCATCGAGGACGCCACACGATGTTCTCTAAGGCTAAATTTGCGGGATTGCCGTCTAGGACCATAGGAGTGTCCCAGAGGGCGTAAGGACGCGAAATAAAGGCCTCTGAGAGGATTTTAAGTACAGTTTTGGTCCTACGGACACCAAAATCATCAAATAATAAGATTTTTGGGACTCCTTCCATCGTTTTACTTGTTTTCATCGGCTTATTTTGACGATTGTTCCAAATTCGCCCAAAACTGCTGATTTGGTAGTTTGAAAACCCGGGAATCGGCTTCCAAACCTCTTCAAGATTTAAGCTTTCCCGAGAATTTGGATCATATCTAATTTTCCTCATTTTTACCTCCAAATCCAAAAAGTGTCAGATGTCAGAAAAAACGGCCTTCAGTTACTATATAGAAAATCGTATATTATTACACTTTGGTGTGAGTAATATATATATAATACATACTTAATTAATAATAGTAATATATGACATTTGACACTTATATGACTTTTTACAATGAAATACCTGATCAGAGTATTCGTCCAAAAACCGCTAAAATTCGCTTTTTATGCCACTTTGTGCCAGGGTGTCAGATATTTCGATTATTCATCCTCAAACTCCTCAATCGTTTTGGACCATCTTTTTTCGTTAAAATTGCGCTTTTCTTGCAGAGCTCTCTTGATTTCTCGATCGATTTTCAAATCTGACACTAAAATGTAGTAATAAAGTGATGTAAATAAGGTGTTTAGACGGTCAATTCGGCCCTGTGCTTGCACAAAATTCTTGTAAGAATACGTCAAAGAGTACAAAACCATGGCATCCGTAGAGGTACAATTCCAAGCCTCCGCCCCGGCGATATATTGGACTAAATACACCCACTTATGTCCTTCAGGAGGGGGGTCTTTTTTGTGGCCGTTGAATTCGAATACGTCTGTATCCTTCTGCAAAGCCCGAAGAATATCCAGCTCATAGTTGAAATTGTAGAAAATAATCAATTTCGGGTGACATTTCAGCAATTCTCGGACCATTTCCAACCTCGAGGGGTCTGAATTGGCCACTCTACGCATCAACCGGAACAGCTCAGCAGCATCCTTAATCGGACGATCCTCCCAAGGATTCCAGCGTTTCTTGTATACCATTCTGTATAAGTCCTTGTCATGACCCATAGGCAGGTAATTCAGATACCTCTCTGTGTGTTTCATGTAAGGCATCTCGACAAGGAGCTCGTTACGCATCAGCTCGAGCTTTCGTTCGTTCAGATACATCCGAACCCTAGGGTATTTCACCCAAGGCTCGTATAGAACATGTTGCCTTTTGAAGTGTGTTATGTTACTGTAAAACCCGTTCGCTACGAACACCGGAGCATAGTCCAGCCACGTATCCCCTGGTGTAGCGGTCAACAACACCCAATGATTCCCCCGGGCTATTTTTATGAAGCTCTTTACCCAAGCCCCGTTCGAAACCAACCTTTGCTCGTCGAAGATGAAGAAAGCATCCTTGACCTCGGTATACTTATAGACATTATTCCAAGAATCAATGGTGATCAGACCGGCCACGCTTATACTGGTCCCTATCCCAAAACGTATCGCCTCTTTCTCCCAGTCGAGACTATCACGTTTCTTAGCTGTAGTGATGACATAAATCGGGCGGGGGGCTTCTTTTTGTATGTAGTACCCCAGGACCGTGGCGCTCTTGCCCACGCCAACCCCTCCCCACAAAATCTTCCCACTATCGAGTAACTCTATCGCCTCGAGTTGGTGGGGCATCAATTCCATATCATCACCTCCTTCAAAAAAATAATGAGCGTCAAAGGGGATGGGCGAAATATAGTAGAACCGCAACACTAGCGGCCATTACTATACTCAACCCATCCCCGTCACGTGGCTTGCCGAGCCCACAAGCGAACTCGAATCGAGAATGGGGCTTGCGATTACCCATCTCACCTACGCCGGTTTTTTGTTTAACTAAACCGCACAGGTGTGTTAGCCTGACGGCGTTCTGTGTGACCTTCACAGTCATGTAGCGGGCTCCCTGGATGGAATCGAACCCCCAGCCGGTGTAAATTGGCATACACCTTCATCTCCCGAAACCGCACTAGGCCTAAGATCTATTTAACGTCGCCTAGTCGACGCCACCCGCTGCCATAAAATCAGTATGAACCTCTCATGAGTTCGTTGATTCGACGTCTTATCGGCTCCAAATGCCTTGGTTCCGAACCGAGCATCCAGATCAGCTCATCTGCGATTCTTGTACAAAGTTCTTTCACAATACGATCCGATAGATCCCTGGCGTGCTCAGAGTCAAAAATGCCGGACGGTGGACTTGTCCAACACATCGATGCTTCTCCGACCCATTCTTGAATTACTGAACGAAGATCGGGCGGAATCGTGTCCGGCTCGTGGATAATCGTCATGGCGTCTCCACTGGGCATCTCAGCCACAAGACTGGAATCGTTATCATAATGACGTCGTGGAGTTTCGTTACTTGTGCGCGGTCCTGATGGTCCTGATGCTGGCATTATTTGTCTCCTTAATGATTCTTACTAGATCCCATCAACCTGTAATTCTTTTTGTATAAGTTGCGAACTAAAAACATCACCTCGTCAAATTCGGCATGACGTTTATTTTCAATACCCAAATTTCTCATCAACCAAAGGTAGTCCTTCTTACGTTTGCGAGGAACTTTCATGGTCTCCAAGATTTCCTTTAGACGTTCTTCGTCTGAATCCACGGACTTCCTCTCTTTTCAGCCAATTCAATAAGCGCTCGATCCGAGTCAGCGACTTCCTCGAGGAACCAATGGACTTCGTCCTCAGCCAAATTCACCGCCCGTATTTCTTTGACTTCTCCCCAGGTTCCTGTTTTTGCGTCGATGTAGATCAGCACTCATTATCCTTTCCTCTCAGGAACAAATCTTGAACACCCGCATTTAAGACACGGCGGACTAGTAGAAACTTTTTGAGGGTCACAAGTTGAATGATCTATGTAAATATCTCCACATCTGCATACAACGTCATCCTTTGTTTCCATAAATACCTTTCTAAGCGATCAGGTGCGGGCTACCTCCTGCAACCGTACACAATAGGCGCGAAGCCGGATGGCGTGAGCATCCTTCATCTCCCGCATGAAAAATTGTGGGCTCCCCGATACCTATGGCTGGAGCATCGGCCGGTAAGAGGCGTCCAGGATGAGACCTCCCCCTTTATCTCCCACAAAAATTGAATGGACGTATTTCGTCTCTCTTCATTATAGTCCGTGTAAAACGTGCGAGGCTATTCATCGAGTAATTCTTCGCAAAGACATGCGCAGTACACCTGTTTTATTTCAGACCACTTCATAACTTCTTGTGGAAACATGACCATTTTACATTCATCATGAAGCCCGAGATCACAAGTTGTACATATCCAAGTCGAGATACGGCTATCACCGTTGGGGGTGCTCAAATACATTCCGCCTTTCAGGAACGACCTCGTCCCGATACCTTCGTTGTGAGCCTATGCAGTAAATTTCAGAGCCGGGGGTATTTCCGGTATCAGCACGACAAGCAAGACCAGAATCACACACTGGACAAATCATCACACAATCATCCCAATCAGCTCCACATGTTCCACAATGGGGGCCCAGCTTTGTGTGGTCCAGTTGATTACTTTCTATTTCCAATTTCCACCTCTCCTTCTTCCTCAACCTTCGTTGTCTTCAACCACTCATCGATGTTTTGCTCTTCCCCATTGATCTCGATCAACATATCGTTGACATCCGACGTACATGGAACGAATTGATTAAGGAAGGTGTTTCTCGTCATGCAGCGAATTCGTCTATCTTCGCCCATGACAGTGACCCAGAAACCAATATGCGCCCTAAAGATGTTTGGGATGATTCTCCGATTGACTGAAATATATGGAATGCCTCTTTCGTTCTCACGAAGCTCACCGATCATTTCTGCGATCTCGCCCATATTTTCTTTGGTGATTTCAAGCGCTTGAACTTTGAATGGCTTCCTTGCAAACACAGCATATTCCATTTATATACTCCTGTTTTTAGGGATTGTTTACGCAGGCTGCGTTGCCATATATGACAGACAACCTATCACTACAAGCCAAGCTAGGATTCTGTCCCAACGCCAGCATCTTATGGGGCGAATCTTTGGTTCTCTCATTCGTCTATCTCTGGTGCTGCATACTTGCGCTCGAGTTCGTCTTCTCGAATGGTAACGAACATCGATTGCAGATATGCGTTTATGCCGGTTTTCCCATTGACACTCCACTCATATGCCCGGCCGATCAAATCGCATGTTTGGATATCCGCCCAGTCCAAAACAGATACGGTCTCCTCAGTCAAAGTCGTTCGACCAGCAGATGTAATCATGATGATCCGAGGTGGACGAATATCAAACTTTACTTTCACCTGAATGAATGGAGTTGGTTCGTCGCCTTCCTCCCTAGGTTTGAAATACTTGACAAACCACCCGACGTTCGCCATCTCTTCAGCATCTTTGTTATCGAGAACAACGAGGAAGGTTCGAACTCCTACTTGCCCGAACCTATCCTCGGCACCACTGAAGTTTCTGTATACAAGTCGAGCGTTTTCAACCATGAAGGTGTCTCCATTTTGAAGCATCTTTCATCCTTTCAATTGACATCCTTCGGTAAGCCGCCACTCTTTTCAATGGCCTCGAGGGCTTTATCCTTCAAGGCATCGAAATATGACATGTCGATTTCCAATTCATTGTTTTCTCTTTTAGTAGCAGCGACCTCCCTAAGCATCCAAGAATATCCCTTTGTCGATGCGACAGCATACTTTTGATCGTCCTTAACCCGCCACAAAGTTCCTCCATCGGACATAACCGGGACGAAACTTCCTGTGCGTCCCACATGTACCATTTCTTTGATGTCTCCGGTTCCTGAGAAATCGAGATACATGTGCCCTTGCACGACGTTCCTAGACTCACAGAAGTCTTTGAACTCAAGTTCTTCGTGAGAGAATAAGCTTTTCATCACATATGGATGTTGGAACTGAGCTCCAACGGCCGTCCATTTATCTCCGCTTCGGGCAACGTAGACAGCGTCGTTGACCAAGCAGAACCAATCGTATTTCGGCTCTTCTTCGAAGTCGTATCCATACTCTTTACCAAAGGTAATGATGAAGTCGATAATTTTCTGAGTGGCATTCGGTATCTTAATTGAGTCTGTCTTAATATGGATCACCGAGAAGCCGCGATTTTGTACTTCATGCTTCAAATCGATCATGAAAAGCGCACCACGTTTAGCTACGATATTGTCCTTATTACGTCGATCCCGAAACGGGTTGTCAAATCGTGCACTAGTAAGTCCGTAGACAATGTTGATGACAATCTTAAGAGCGTAGGATAGGATCTCAGAATCCTTATCGTCTCCCAGAAACTGTCGGAGCTTACCGTCAAAGAGCTCCCTGGCAGTATCGTACTCCTTATGCTTGATTGCCAAACGCGCTTCCTTGAGCGCACTGAAGTTCTTGGTGTAAGGTCCAAAAAGATTAAGGCACTCGATACTCGTCGGATGCATACTCGCAATGTCCAAAACCGACACGTTCTCGTAGGTGCCAGGCTCGGCATACACATAACCACCTTCACCAGTGATTTCTCCACGATACGTGCTCTCCTTTCCGTCAAAATTATACCCCGGGAATTTTTCCCCAAGATTTGTATAGACAAAGGAGGCCTGAGGGCTTCGTTCTTTTCCAAATATAATTCTGGCTGCATGTGTTTGTGTTGTGTGATTGACTGACAACCCCGACAAAGTTGACAGAATTTGTCTAGCGACAAAGTCTTGCTTTCTACTCTCGAAGACTTTCTCTGTTGCTTCTACATCATTGACACAATATGCCTCAACCATAGGCCATAGTTTTTCCGGCACGGGTTGATCCCACGGAAGATCAAGTTCGACATGAGGAATATCCAAGTCGATCATGAACTGCTTCAGTCCCTTCTTTTCGGAGCTAAAGTCATAAATATCCGTGTATGAAATGTTGTAGGCCTCGCCAATGAAAGCATCTCTGTTATTTCCACCAAGGATGATCTTCTGACTCAATGCATACAGATCGGCCAAAGAATATCCGAGATACCGGGCATACAGGATATGGTTGTCGTATCGACGGTTGTTGAAACCAACCAATTTCATTTTGAACAACGGCTCAACTTCAGAATCCGTTGGATTGATCATGCGTGAAACTTGTTGATCTCCTTGAGCCTTCCAACATATGAGCAGAAGATTTGGGTAGACCTCAACATCGAAAAATACGATCTTGCCCTCTTCATCACCGACCTCAGGCATCGTGCTTTTCCCGATGAACTTCATCTTCTGCACCAGAGCAAGACAAGCTGGAGCCTGATTGGTACTCTTGGCTGCGAAAGTTAGAATTACTGATCGCATATCAAGAACGTCATAAGCTAACCCAGACTCATATGCTTCCTCGAGGATGGTGTAGATGAAATCCACAGAAGGTTTTGTCCCTGGGTGGATCTCCTTTCTGAGATTTCTGTCGATGAGATCTCGTAATCCTTTTTCACTTTGAATACTTTTTGTAGATATCACCGACTTCTCCTTTTTGGGCAGCCAACTACCACTTATGGTTGTGATGTTAAGATCATTACAAGTGGTCAGTTTCCTTCTGAGTGAGCTGTCCCCAGTAAAGGTTTTGACCTCGATCCCGACACCATAAACGGAACCAACTTCTGTCACGTCACCATCATACAAATAATGAAGGTGAATTCCTTTACCACTCTGGCTTACTTCAGCATAGGTGGGGGGTAATATTGAGGCTTGTCGGATGTTTTCGTCGAGATCCTTGTCTCCACTTTCTCCCACCAGATCGAAATCGATGACGATATGCGTTTCCGGCACTTTGACAAAATGTAGTTGATGACTATCCAAGTCGCCAAGCGTCGAAAGAACGTTGGCCCATTTTTTGCTGGGCTTACCGTTATCACCAGCGTACTGCGCAGCTCTTCCGCTATACTGTCGATCAAAGACCGAAGGCTGATCACAGAGGTCAAGGGTATAAACGCTGTCCGGCCTAAGTGGAAGTTCAGTGAAGGGGACAATCCTTTCAAGGTGTCTAAATCCAGAATATATGTTTCGAAGGTATTTGCCATGAATGTTCTTCCTCTCATCGAAGTTTACAAAGTAATTTTTTAGCTCTTCGCGAAGTTTGTACTGAGGAAGGCGTGCTTCGATGCCGGTTTCAGAACAGTATTCTTTGTATAGAGCCCATGCTTTGACTAACGTTATTGAATCTTCTTCTTTGAACTGATCAAAGTAATAGTCTACAAAGTTGTAAAACACATCTGTTTGCAGCATCATCGTCTTTGGGCGATATGCGTCATAGAAATTCTTGCCCATGCTTTTGAATATAGACAAACAGTGTTCAGCTATAGCCCCCAACTCAAAATCAATCTGATCCATGAGAAGGTAATATGTCTGGGTATCAATTGTTCTTCTTGTTGGGGTTACATCTATCAACCTTCTGATAATTCCAGATTTTGCATCCGTGATCCTGACAGCAATGTTCGTCCCCATGAACAAGAACGCCGAGGACCTAATCGAGTATTGTGCTTGGAACTTCTCATTGACAAGAATATCCTCATGAGACACAATCGAATTCAGCTTTGTGTTGTCATAGATTCTTGACAGGTCTCCATCATGTTGAATACCTACGAGGGGATTGTTCTTGAACGCAGCCGAAGCAAAAGCATTGTTATTACTGGCAAGCTCTCTTGCATCGAACAACGATGTATACCCATGAAAGAGTTTCTGAATCACGTTAAGGATGGTTGACTTCCCACTAGCCGGTGGACCATAGAAGACAAGAAACTTCTGGATGAATCTTGATTGTCCAGAAACTACTGCTCCTATGCCCCATTCAATCTTTTGACGCTCCTCATCGTCATATAGAGTCCCCACAATTGAATCCCAAGCATCATGATTACCATACTCTAAAGAATATGGAAGTCTGATACTAGAGTAGTCTTTCTTGGAGGCGGGGGCATTTTCAAATATAAGCTTCTCATTCAAAGGTCTGAAGTTGTTACCACAGTTGCGAAGGTATCTTTGGAATTCATCCCAAAGCTTAGAGTTATTCGAGCTGAGTTTAGCAGAAGTGTATTCCTTTCCATTATCTGCTAAGCCCCGTCTAGCTGCTTCTCTCTCGAGGTCCTCGTCTACAAGTCTTTGAACATCGTAAATATCTGTTGACCAAATCCCACGTGCTTCATCCCATATAGCATAAAATCCTTTCCCTCTGACCATTAGATCGTCTGATCGACCAACAATCCAATCAGGGCGCAATTGAAAGGTGCCGTCTTTCTTTGCCACGACAACTATGTTGTAGAAATCCAACATCTCCCCTTTCTATGCTATTTGTTGTTCATCAATATACTCAAAGAATTGATACCAAATCTCCGTTTCTCTTTGGTTTTTCTTAGGCGTGATCAAAGGGAACAAACCACCGTTTCCTTGTATGTCGTATTGCCTCCAAATGAATGTGTATAGGATCTCATCAATCTCACGAATATCATCCATGGACACCCTGGTGAATTCATTCAACCTTAAGTTCTCCAAGAATATCCAAAACCACTTCTTGACGCTAAATTCAGTTTGAAACTCAGCACGCTTGGCAAAAGATATGAGCAACTCAAGCATGGAACATGGCTGAGTCATCCAAATCTCTTCTCGCTCATGATCTGTTTCACGCAAGAAATCAAATCTTAATTCAAGCCCATCTTCTGCTCTATGCCCATCTGCAGGTAAAACCCAAACAAATTCAGTCCTATGCAATATAATGAGAAGATCACTATATGTCGGGGACCGTGGTTCTAAAACCTTCGCACAGAGCCAGTTGAAATATTCATGTTCAATCGGCTCTCTCATTTCAATCCATCCTAAATTTTGGAACGTGATGTTGAGAATGTCTTATTTCTTTGTCGGCCAGGTCTTCTGCATCAAGCGCTAAAACTTCGATTGCAAAATGGCCTGAGTCACGAATGATTTCATACTCACAACTTCTATCATCGTTTCGAACGTAGAATGTATTTCTGTCATGAGATCCATGTCCAAATAACAGAGGGCCTGTAACATTCAAATAATTGTAAACAGGCGTCTGCTCTTCGTCACACATGATGTCGTCACCTTCGAAATATGTCAACGAAAGCTGTGAGTAATCCTTTTCGTTCTCGTAGAACTCATCCTTGTGCAGAATATAGGGTTTATCCTCCGTCCTTTCAGATTGTTCCTTTTCCATGTCCCATTCATCATCACTTCCAGCAAATATAACTCGTTGAACTGCATTCTCGTCTTCAACAACTACTTGCGGTTGTCCGTCAAAACCTACACTAGACACGATGATCGGATTTTCTCCATCTGCACGAACTTCTTCGATAATAACTTTTTGCTGAGCAATGAACTCTTTAACTTCCTCTGGGTCGAAGCTCACACCAGCTGCTCGTTTAAGTACCTTACTTCCTCTCTCTCTTCTCCTTTCTGCCTCGATTTCCCTTTCCACATGGCGGCCGAACATAAATCCGATTACCAACCCAGCCCCGAGAGAAACGACTCCCGCTAGAGCTGGCTTTGTAACCGGATGCGCGAATATGCTTCGCATGTTTAAATTTAATTCCATAATCCACCCCTTTCTATTGGGTTTCTTTTCTCCCGATCAGGTGATAGACAACGCCATCGACGTTGAAATCGAGAAGAAGAGTGTGCACATGAGCCCGGCCGCCATTCGTTTGGTAAACTTCACGAATTCCGAAATCGACGTACCCATCTCCATCCCCGTTCTTTGCCCAGCCGACAACAGAACCTTCTTTAGTCCGTTCTATTCCAAGGTCATCGTAAGCATCATTCAGGAAATAGTGCCCTCTTGAATGCAACATATGCTTGGCATGGGCCTCGGCAGCTCTGACAAACATGAGATTGATGTCCGCACTCTCACGCCAATTAGGATTATCCGAGTCAAAGAATCGAGCATAGACAGAAACCATCTCATCACAAGGAGGATTCAACGCATGAGTGTTGGCTCCTGAAGTCTCTTCAAGCTCAGGAAGCCTGGAATATAACTCTAATTCTTTGTCTTCTCCGATTTCCTTACGAACCCTCTCACGATAGTCATCAAGGGCTTTCAATGCACCCACCAACGTAACAGTAAGCGCTGTGTTACGCCGGACCAGTTGAACGTGCGACCCCGTCAGAGCAAATATGGAAAGTCCTCCAACCACAATGGCCGGTCCATACAGCTTTACCAGCTTGAGGGCGCTCTTCCCATAAACAAATGAGAGATCGCCGATGTGATCATGCTCAGTGTAGCTGGTTCCAACCTTTTCTGCTGTACTCTTTCGATTGTTTTCAAGCTGGTTGACGGCTTCCAGATCTCCTTTGATCTCATCGACGGTCTCTTCCAACTTCAAGGTTGCTCGGCAAGCAAGAACACCTGCGCCAATTGCCCCAACCACCCCAACGGCAAAGAAAATATGGGGGGAGTTCTTTTTAGCTTGCAGTACGCTCCTGCCTATAATTGTTGTAAGCTTGTCAAGCTTCATGAATATGCCTTTCTATTATTGCATCGGTTCGGCTTGCGGGAGATTAAGTAGAAACCCTTCTCTGACTTGTTGGATTCTTGCATCGTCCAAATTTATCCAGCCCCATCTGTTATCTACAGGCGTATGCGGTTGTCCGATCATCTCCAACAAATCAGCCACAGAAACAACCTCATATTTCTCAATGATGTCATTCAATTGATATAGGGCGTTTTCTGCTTCTACACGGGTACTCAGAATATACTTGTCCCGATTATGTTGTAGACTTCGAGCATCAATTGAAGTCCTTTCATATGAACGAGACAATACCGGTGTGGCATATGATCGACTCACAGGGGTGTTGTATATAACCTTCTGAGGAGCATCCGATCCAAGATTTCGACGGCGGATAGCAGATTCCCCGTATATCATCCGCTCAATCCCTTTGGTTGATGCGTCAAAGAACATATTTTTAAGTCCTGGCAAAATGACTTCAAATATGACATAGTGATTGACGCTCTTAAAGTCTGCCTCTATGAAGAGCTCTCGGAATTTTCTTCCAAGCGGCTTTGGTTGGACGACAACTTCTCCCGTAACCACACGCTGAACTTCTTTTTTTGGAGACTGAATCTCCTTACTTTTTCTCGAGTTCGCGGCGTAATCTTCCATTATGTCTCCGTTGATAGAGCAGCTGTCTTTTCCGTTGCTAGAGCAGCTTCCTTTTCCTTGTCATAACTCTCTTGGAAAGTACCCTGTAGATCCTTAGGAAATATCCCAACCATGAACTTAGCTGCAATCTCATCGTCTGTGACAAGTTCCATAAACAATGCAGAATATGCAGCTGTCTGTGAAAATTCCTCTCGAATCTGATCGTTTTTGATGAATCGTTTTCCGTCGTCAGATTTTTTACCGTATGCCAACAATATGATTTCCTTGAATAGTTTGACCATCTCTTTCTGATCTTTTGCTTCGGTGATTCTTTCGATGACCCGCCCAAAACTTTCACCATGTTCTACATTGAGTTCAATCAATTCTGGTTGGGATAGATTGAAGTAGAAAATATCGCTAGTTTCATTCCCTTCGAAATCCTCGTATTTGATTTCTCGCTTGAGCACTCTCATTCCTTTTCTCTGGTTGGATGGAAAAACAGAATCCATGCTTTCGCACAGACTCTGTTTCTGAGAAACTTCAGTTTATTTCAATTGTTTCGATAACAGGCTCAACGATCTTGCAGATGTGACTGTCGTAAAACCCGCCCATCGCTGCTCCGGCAAGCACTCCCACTACTGCGACAGCGGCTGCCTTCCCAATTTGATGGCCGAGCGGACGAACATTATCCGCAACAAGCTTGATTGTCATCTTCATATCAATTCCTTCCTTAGTATCTCTCATTATAATCCATGTATAGTTTGCGAATCAGCTACACAAAGGACTCACATAGTTGTAGTCAAACGCGATACATGGCTCTCCATCTTCTGAGAGAACCGTGGAATACCTTATCTCGAGTAATCTTGGAGAAGCCCAACCAACATTTGGAGATTGCGAAGTAGATCTCAGCCCGATCAGGTCATATAACTCATCCAGAGGCACATACAACTCGTTATTGACCCTGGAATTGATGATATTCTCGGATCTTCTGAGTTTTTCTATGTCACTTCTGAAATATCGTCCTGTGTATAGCTCACAACACAGAATATGACCAGAACCTGTTATGATCACCTCTTGAGGCTTCGGCGGATTCTTAGTTACATACTCCTCCGCGATCTCATCCCGGACCTTCTGTTCCTTCCCTTTCCCAAACTGTTCGGCAACCTTCTCTCGATACTCGGAGAACGCTTTGTCCGTTATGGAATATGCCGCAACAGCCGCAAGTGCTCTCTTGTTAGTAGCTCTGGACGCGCACAGAATGCATCCAACTGTCGCAGTACCAGATATAACCGCTGGCACATAGAACTTCCACACCTTTGCGGCTAGTTCCTTCTTAGGAAGCTCCTCTTCTTCCTTTATAAGAACTTCTGCTGCTTTGAATGACCCTCGAGCTACCAAATATGACGTTACAATAACCCCTCCAATACCAAGCGCAGTGAATATGGCTGGTGAATTCGCCTTGACTGTTTTGACCGCGTTTGTAAATATGGATTGTACGTCCATTATCGTCTTCTCATCTCCCTAACAAAGATATAGACGAGCCAAAGCCCGCATGTGAGGAATATCATGATGACATCTCCCAGAAAATTGAAAAATCCGTACTTCTTTCGAACATGAACCTTGAATGTATCCACATCAATTCTCATATAGTTTCCTCGGTTCTGGAATCCTCATACTCATCTTCACTTTTTTTGGTCCACGTATGGCAAGATCGGTTATAGCACCTGTAATTTCTGGCTTAGCCCAACCTCTCTTTTCCAAATCCATAACCATTATCACCGCTTTGTAGACGCGATAGCTTCCAAATGCCCACAAAGCTGCTGGAACGGTGGCACTCACTGCAAGTGCTGCGACACTCGTTGCTGTTATTGCTTTCTTCATCTCTTCCTCTCATAAAAAAAATATAGCATGTTGAAGAGCATGGGTTCATGGCCCAACGCAAACCATGATTTAGCAGTATTGCTCCTGCACCAGGTGGGTGGGTCTTTCACCCACGCATTCGTGTCTCACCTCTCTTCATTACAATCCATGTAAAACGTGCGAGGAGAGAAAACCAAAGTCCTTGTAGCTGACTTTGGCTTTGGAACTACTTCTTGTTCCGCACTCTGTAGTTGACTTGACGGACATAGGCCCGACGACTCCTCACAGAGCTCATCGAGTCGGCTACCTTGGCAACAGCTGTTGCTGCCACGGCACCGATCGCGACGACCTGCATGGGGTTCTCGTCCCAAGCCTTCTTGATCCGTGTCTTCCAATTCTCCATTGTGACTCCTTCAATTAGTTCTTCCATAATAATCCATGTAGAATATGCGAGCGAAAAGCTAAATCCCTGTATTAGGGACTTAGCCTTTTGAACTATTCGGTAATTGTGGTTGCCTCTTCAAGAAGGACCACTCCGACGGGCGAAAGGCCATTGTCCTTCGTGACCAACTTGGTAAGGCCAACGATCCCAACTGCCATCGTGATGACGCCAGCAGCGAACGTAAGCCCACTCTTGTGGTCGCGAATGAATCGCTTGACCCTCGACTCGTCGGTCGAGTTCTTCTTGCTTGTGGTGGTTTCCATTTCTTCTCCTTAATTGTTCTCGTTATAGTACATGTATTTTATGCGAGAAGAAGTCAGTCTTCAAGCTCTAATAATGCTGTATTGAGTAACCCTCTTGATCGATACTTTGGTATTTCACCGTTTGAAAAGAACATCGGATACGAATATCCCTTATCTGGATCTGAGTTGTCACAAAATCCAATAACAACCCAATCGATTAGAAGATCATTTTCATCATGATCCTCATTACTCGTTAAAACACGATTCAATGCTTCTTCGATAATTGCTGATGCTTCTTGTCCTGTCATGTATCCTTCTTTGATCGGATTAAAAAACCTAAACCCTTGTCGGGGGCTTAGGCTTTGAATCAACCTTCTCTGGTAACGATGTCCCAGAAATTTGCAGTGGCGATGTTCTTCTGGAGGTCGGCGTTAAGGCCGGTCAACTCCTCGAGGTACCTGTCCATTCCGATGGCGAATGCTTCTTTGTCCTCAGCCAACTTGGCTTCGAATCTCTCATTCGACTTCAGAATTTCATTTACTACGAGGTATGTTGCGACCGCAACTCCTCCCCCAATAAGAATCGCTTTTGTTGTAATTCCAAACATGATTCTCCTTAGATTGTTTTCTTCATTACAATCCATGTAAATTATGCGAGAAAAAGCTAAGCCCTTGTAGGGGCTTAGCCTTCTTATTCTCCTAGCTTCCGGTTGATGATGATTGATACAGATCCATCTTCATGGATAACGATCTTCTGGTCCTTGCGAAGTGCATTCGCAACGGTCAGAGCGTTTTTCCAGTTCTTGATGTATGTACGCATTCTATTCCTCCAAAAATTAGTTCTTTCATTACAATCCATGTAAATTATGCGAGATTTTGCATGAAAAACGGCCCAAATCACAGGAAAGGCCTCTGTGAGGCTGTCTAATCGATTTGAGCAAATATCGGGCACATTGGTACCTAGAAATTATTTGGAGGGCTCAGAACGAATCCTAGAGGGGTGTTTTTTCAAAATGTTTACAGAAAAATTTCCCCGGGGGTTTTTTGGGATTGAAAAAAATAAATCCATATTGGAAAAACGAAAATATGAAACTGTGTAAGCTTCTCAAACTCTTACACAGCTTCACATTCTCGAATACAGACTTTTACCTGTCTCGACTATCTCGGTTGAATCGTCCGATTCAAAACCTTGGTGGTCAAAACGTGCTTCTGTTCATATATCAGGATCATGATCAATCCCGCCAGATTACCCGCAATGAGGGCTATTGTATCTCGGCTTATACGCGGCGCACGTGATCTCACGCGAACCTCGCTAAGCTTCTCCAAATATCCCACCATCTGTGAATACTCCTGCGAATTGACTCCAATCTTTGACATGTTCTCCAGAACCGCATTCATCTCATCCTCAAGATTTGATGTCTGACTTCTCTCAAAGAGAAAGTATCTTAACATGGCATCCTTTCTGTTCTCTCATTAAAGTCCATGTATAGTTTGCGATTCTTCCTCAGGTTCGATTACGACTTTGAAGGAGACAATTTTCATATTGATGATCTCTCCGGGATCTTGATTCAATTCTAAGGATATGATCTTCTTTCCATCCACAGATGTGACTACAATATCCCCGTCGTAATGTGTTGGTGGTATCCAAAACCACAAACCGAAGAATATAGCCAAAACAAACAAAACACCACTTATTTCGACGATATTGGAAAAACCCAAGTTATATGCAACAATAATATACAAAAATGCCAAAGCTAGAACAGAAACGTGAATTATGCGTCTATTCATGATATCCTCTTCTATGGTCCTGGATCTGGTCCCCCTCCGCCTCCCGAACTTCCATAATCATCAACAATTAGTGTCGGATATCCATTTTCGCCATTTTCGTCTTCCATTTCGACATATTCAGATACACGCATACGAGTAGTTTCGTTATATTGTCCATATATGCTGATTAAGTCCCCAACTTCGTAATCTTCACGATATGTGGCAGTAAGACCCTCTTTTGATGGTTCCGCTTTTGTCAAAATAACTGGATTTTGGGAACTAAGTACCTCTTTGCCTCTCTGGGTCAATGCCGCGACTATAGCATTTATGGTTGTTTCATCCGAAGGCTGGTTTTGGTATTCACCATCAATATCTTTGGCTTCTATCCACATCCATCGTCGTTTAGCACCTATTTCTGTAGGATATACCACAACTTCAAACCATTTCCCGGATACGAGAGCAGCATTCTTATCTGTCTTGTTACTCCACAGATAATCTCCACCAATTATGTCACCTGCAGAGTATGAGAGCATTACTTGCTTGCTTCTATCAACTCCTGAGTATATGATAATGTACGGCTTATTCGCGCTTCCGTTCTGAGAGCTAGGATAAGGACGAATTGCTTTTATCCCAAGATCATCAATTTTAGCCATTTCTTCCATGGCTCCATACAAAGGACCTCTTTTGACGGTTCTTTCAACTGGAAGATTAGGTCCTGTTCCATCCCAATAACAATAAATGTTTGGAATATTGTTATCAGGATTATATGGATCGTTTACAGCATGTTCGTCAAACATGAATTTGATTTGCTGTCCAACCTTCATGGCATTTAAGCCGTACTCGTCCCAAGACACTTTAGGAAAACCCGGTTGAGACGATCCTACAACTCTACAATCGAAAAATGTTTCGTATCCTCTTCCTGTAACTGTAAGAGTTGGATCTTCACCTTCATTATCGACAATTTCATGATTTTCAACATGCATTAGAATCGGGCTGTTTACTTGTGATACTAAAGCTCCAATCGGAAGTCTTTTTTGAATATCACCCGTCGCAGAAGCAGTAAATGTAAATTCACTTGAAGAAGCGTATCGTTCGATCCACATCTTTGTATCAAGTCCATTAATAATATCACCATATTGAATCACTGTTGAGTTTGCTGGATCATTGAATACGATAATATCCATTACACCCCCCAGTACATTTGGTAATAAGAAATCGATTTCCAAGAAATGTTAATGTCATTAAACTTGAAAACATTGTACCCAGGAAATATGATTGGCCAAGAAGAACCAGGTCTTATAGCATCGGCTATAAGAATCTTATTACTACCTCGAAGAATATAAACTTCTTTTGGGTCTTCGCTAGATACGTGTAACACATCGTTTAAAACATATCCACCAGATGGAGTAACATTGAAATACCACTCACCATCAGGATCACTGATAACCACTCCTGGTAAATTTGAAGTTCGAATAGTAACTTCATATGTAAATCCATGTGGAGCAGTTGATCTTGTGTCGGATATAATCGTGTATTCCGTACTTAAGTCTGTAATATCGACATTTATAGGGTTAGGTGCTTTCAATAGAGCATTCTTACAGAATATAGTAAGAGTTACTTCCTGCGTCCTGGCAAAGTGAGGAGCTTCAATTTTGGATATGAATCCAGAAAGCGTAGCAACAACTTCAGAGCCATTCTTGAAATATAAATCAACTTCTCCAGCTCTTGATGAAGAAATCGCTTTATAGATGGCGTCCCTCAAGTCGGAATGAGATTCTCCTTCTCCTTGACGAGGATTCAGACTTATCAGAAAGACTACATTACGATTTTGAGTATATAGAGTGTAGTATTTCGAAGCCTGACCGATCCCGACATGTGGTTGAGCTAATATCTCTTCTGCATCAAGACCGGTAATCTCTTTGATGTTGAATGCATTGCGTCTCGTCGGATCACGAAAGCTAAGGACCATGATGTCGCTGGAGTTTCTTACATGAATTTCTACAGATGTCAATTTCATGAGATCTTCAACTCCTCCTTGGCCAACTTGATCTGACTCTTCGTATTCCGGTAAATATCATTCGTCGTCAAGGCTGTTGGAGCATTGATTGTCTGCTCAAAGTTAACTTGAGCTGGTGCGGGTGGTGTAGAAGTAGCTGCTACTTGGGCCGCAAGAGTTGCTGCAGATATAGCATTGGCTTGCTGGAAAGAAGCATTTGGAACGACAGATCCAGATCCAACGTATCCCGAAATATCTTTCGCAGCCTTCTGGACATTGGTCAGATCGACAACAGGTGTAATGACTGGATTCAAGCTCTCAAGATCAGCAAGCATACTAGGAACTTTATTCAAACTATCTTGAATAGCAGTAACTGCACTAGTTGCCAAACCTTCTGCACTGCTAGCAACAGAAGTATCATTATTCAAAGCTATGGCCATACCTTCGGCCATCCATCCACCAAGTTCCATAAATGCCTTTGATGGGCTATCGGCGCCAACAGCACTCTTAGCATGTGCCAAAGCCTTACTAGCCAGATTAGCAGCACCTTCAGCAACCTTTTCAACTTTCGAAGCCATCCCTAAAGTCACACCGTCAGCAATAGCCAATCCAAGTTCTTTAGCATCCTCTCGAATTTTTGGTGCATGAGTTCTAATTGCTGTAGTCAAACCTTCCAAGAATTGCTCGAGTACCTTAGCTGCAGCCTCTGCAAGCTTTAGTGCATTCTTTCCCAAACCTTCAATAAACGAAATGATAACAGCAACACCGGCTGAGACAATATCTTCTGATTTTTGACCAATTCCAGTAATAACTGCAATAATCAAATTTGCACCCGCGGTGATAATTTCTCCGAGATGCTTTGAAAGGGAATTGAGGAACGTCACAATAAGGCTTGCGACGGCGGTTACAATTTGATCCAAGCTGGCTGCAATACCATTGACAAGACTGACAATAAGTTGTACACCAGCCGCAATGATGTAAAGAAGGTTGTTCTGAATAGCTTGAACAAACGTCACAATAATTGTGGTAACCGCATTTACAACCTCGATAATGTTGCTTGTTATACCAAACAAGAATTGAATAAGTAATTGGAAACCAGCATCTATGATTTGAGAATATGAACCAATCAGAGTCTCAAGGAATGACGTAATCAGATTTACTGCAGCTTCACCAATCAGAGGAATGTTGTCAGCTATGCCGTTGATAAAGTTTGTTATGATTTCAACACCGACTGTGACAAACTCGCCAACATGATCAGATATGCCTTGCAGGAAAGCAAGGATCATCTCATTGGCTGTTTCAATGATCTTCGGGAAGTCCTCTCGAATGATCTTGAAGACCTCATCAAGAAGCACTCTAATAAGCTTACCAAGTTTCGGTATGAACTTGATTAGCTCGTCAGCAAGCGTATCAAGAACTTTCCCCAACATCTTGATAAGATCTGGAAGTCCTGCTAAGAAGTTCTTGACGAAGTTGACGGCGAACAGAGCAAGGTCAGCAGCCAGTTTTGGTAGAGCTTGCCCGATAATATCGAGCGCTTTGACAATGGCCAGAGCTCCTACAACTCCAGAAGCAGCCATAACTTGGAAAGCTGTCGCCGCAAGAAATGCTCCTGCTCCGAACAGCATAAATCCAGCTCCAATTACGATAAGAGCAGCTCCAAGAGCCAACATTGCTGGAGTAATCTCTGCCAGAGCTATAGATGCAACAGCGAGAACCGCCAATACCCCTACCAAAGCCAGCAAAGCAGTTACAATCTGCGCAATGCTCAATTTTCCGAGCGTAACGAGCACTTTTGCCAGAATATCCATTGCTTTAGCAACGACAATCATGGCTGCGGCGCCAAGAATAGCTCCCTGCATGGCATTAACAGCCACTACAAGAATAAGAAGCATCGCAGCGAAGCTGATAAGTCCCTTAGCCAATGTTGCAAGACTGAGACTACCCATCATCTTGACTGCACCAGCCATTACTCCAAGCGCCACACTAAGAACAAGAATTCCTGCCGCTGTAATAGGCAAACTTAGAGGCATTGCTTGCATAGCTACGGCAATAATTATCAATCCGCCAGCTATACCGACCATTCCTTTGGCCATTTCGCCCCACGACATGCCTGCAAATGCTGATACAGCCTTTTGCAATATCGTAAGACCAACAGCAATCTCGATGAAACCCAATCCAGATATAACACTAGACGCAGGCATAACCGTCAATGCGGCTGCCACCAAAGCAACCCCAATACCAACCCCGACGAGCCCCTTGGCCATGTCTCCCCAGGACATGTCAGCAAACGTTTTTACTGCATGACTGAGAATAAGAAGACCAACAGACATCGCAAGTAAACCAGCACCCGCCGCGATAAGCTTGACTGGATTTGCAGATATGATTTCCGTGGCGATTACAAGAATTCCAAGAGCAACAGCAATGCCTATAAGACCTTGCGCAAGTTGCTTTGGACTGAGCCGACTGAGAACAGCTATTGCGATTGACAGAATATCAATGGCAGCAGCAATGCCTATCAATGCTCCACTAACAAGAAGCAACTTAGCTCCGCCGGAAGTGGATGTGATCCTGTTCAATATCTCCAATGTTCCGGCAAGCTCACCAAAGCCAACTGCCATAGCAGTCAAGGCCTTTGTCAGAGCGACAGAATCGATCAAAGATAGGACAACAACAGCAGCAGTAAGAAGAGCAATCGCCTGAGCGATCTTCATAAGTGCTTCTGACTTGATCTTCATCTGAAATGATTGAAGCGTCTTTGTGAGCTCAGTGAAAATTCCATTCACCTTACCCATAAGCCCGCCGGTAAGATCCAGTTTCAATCCATGCTTAAAGAACTTTTGAAGCATTACAACGATTCCGCCAAGAAGACCGACATTCAGAACGTCGATAGCCGAGTTGAAGTCTGTGGAATTCATTGCTTTGGCAATGTTCTGGCCAAGATTAGAGAAGAACGTAGAAATGTAATTCCCCACCTTGTCCAAAGCATTCATGATCCAATCGAATGCGGAACCCATACCCTTGAAGACGCCTTGAACTCTTTTGGCACCACTTTCAATAGACTTGAATCTGTCAGATACATTGTCTTTACCAAATGACATACTGAAGAAGCTGCCTATGGCCTTCCCGATCTTCTTGATCCAGTTAATCGCACTGGCGATGGCATCTCCGAGACCAGCGAAGAAAGCATGGAGACGCCCACCATCAACAAGAAAAGTCTTGAGCTTCGTAAGCGCATCTCCAACACCCGCCCCGAAGGAAAGGAATCCTTTTGATGCTGGAAATAGGGCCGCAAGCAAGTCCCCAAAGACTAGAGCAAGACCTTTAATAATTTCCCATCCGATTGATAAGACTGAGAAGAATCCAGAAAAGATGCTCTTAAGCTTGTTTGCCGTATCTGCTCCCATTTTGAGGTGCTCTGAAAACTTCTTGAATGCTTCAGAGATTGAGAGAAGTGTTGAAGTAGCTTTTGGAGGAAAAATGTTTGTGAAAGCATCCTTGGCAATACCAGCAATTTGCTGAATGAGTTTGAAGATGTTCATGAATCCAGCAGCAAAATTAGGCATCGACTTCGTCAGATTAGTGAAGTCAATACCCTTGATCATATTGATCAAGTTGCCTGTAGCGATTCCCTTCATCTTAAGGAAGGCATCGATGAGGGGTTGGAGGGCAGCCGTCACGCTGTCTATAGCAGGTGTAAGAGCATTGAATAGGTCTCGTTGTTGCTCTCGCTCTGGGCCGAACCAGGCGGCGCCAAGCCTTGACATGGCTGCATGAAGGTTGGCTAGTGAACCGGTATAGGTCTCGTTGGCCTGAGTAGCGTGGGCGCCGAAAGCTTGGTCCATGGCAGCGGCAAAGGTCTTATAGTCAAGCGTCCCTGCCGTCGCCATCTGGTGGATTTCGCTCTCGGTCTTACCCATTTGCTTACCCAAGGCTGCAGCTGCATTCAAGCCTCGAGTAGCAAACTGCTGAAGGTCAATGTTCGTAATTCTTCCTGAAGCCGCTGACGTAGTGAACAGATACGCCATGTCGCTAAAGGAAGAACCAGTCATAGCCGCTGTGCCAGCAATGCCACGAAGAGACTGTGTCATGTCTTTTCCGGCGCCAATACCAGAAGCAGCAAACTGAGCAGCTGCCTTCGCAGCTTCGTCCAATCCGTAAGCTGTTCCCTTCACAGCTCCAAGTGCACTCGCCATAGCCTGGTCTACATCAACACCTAGGCCTCTGAACTGGAACTTTGCCTGCTCGATGTTGTTGGCTCTAGTTTTACCACCGGTAATGATAGGTTCAAAGATGTCTTTCCTGGCCCAATTTTCTACGAACTTCATTGCTGAAGTGGTTAGATTTTGGATGACCGTAAATCCAATAGCCCCAAGTGCACTAAATCTACTAGCAATCTTTTGAACCCCAGCTGCCATTCCAGAAAGATCTACTTTTGAAGCAGCCGTGCCAACATCCTCGAGACCCTTAGAAGCCCCTTTGAATTCAAGTTTTGCATTCAACTTGTCCAGGCTTGAGATGGTGGCGGCAACATTCTTTTCGAAATTTGCATTGTCAAACCTAATCGATACTATTCGATTGTCAACACTATTAGCCACCACTCACCTTCTTTCCTATCTCGGTTGAAATAAAATCAAATACTCGACTCATAGCCGGATTGATAAAGTCTCGTCCTTGAACGTATCCACCCGTTCCAGTGCCGTGTCCATACTGAATAAGAATAACTACTTGCACACCGCTCTCTATGTCGGTGTTATACCAGTTAATAGAAGGGCCCCAGTGATCGCTCGTAATCTCATAATTCCAGGAATGCTGCGCAAGACCGGTTCTAACAGGAGTGGCGGCCATTAAAGCAGCAAGCCCAAGACGACCATAGTGATCAAGGTCTGAAAATACTTTTTTGGTATCCAATGACTTCAAATATTCCTGTGTTTGTTTATAATCACCTGTAGCCTTTATGTCTATTGGCATGACGCCTTCTTAGTATCGAATAATACACCTCATGACCACGAACTTTGGAAGGTTCGCCCCAATGCCGCTTGATCCCGCCGGGGTAGCGTCTCGACCAAGTACGTGAGTGTGATTTCCGTTTTGGTTCAACGAAGTCCAAGTAATTCCCTCACCAGGATCTGTTGTGGTATGAAGCGTACTGGCTGGGGATTTAACTCCGATTGCCAACCCAAAGTCATTATTAACCGAGTGACTATGTTGACCAGCGGTATTAATGGAGTGAACATGATCGTGAGTATGAGATACAACGATGGCATCATCACTACCACCTTTGCTCCCGATTGGAATACCACCTGTACTCATTCCACGAACAAATCTGTCCGATAGATCAGGAACATTGAAGTGTGTTCCGTCGACAGCTCCATAATTAATGTTGATAGCATCGAAAAGCGCTTGGTAATTCGTTCTGAGATAACTTGCTCCGTCACAAAGAAGCCAACCATCTGGTACCGTTTGACCAGCAAAGGTTGAAACCGTCCCAACAGGACAAAGAAGCTCCATTAAACCAGTAGTATCTGTACCTCCTGGTCCTGGAGGTCCTTGCGGTCCACGAACATCACCAGCATCAATTTCAACACCATCTCGACGAATAAGAATAAGATTGTCGTTTCGAACTTCGCCATCAACAACAGTCTCGTTTTCAATGGTCTTCATTTTTTCTGCTGTAAATCCAGTTACTGTGGCCATGGTTCTCCTTTAACCCTCGAGAGTGTCTGAAATTCGATAAATATCAGGGCCGATATAGATTGCATTTGCGTTTTGAATCTCAAACAAACCATCGGCATCAGATGTGATAAGAACACCGTGATCCGTCGATGCAGTCCAAGTGCCATCTCCACCATCAATAATCTTAATGCTTGGGGCATCTAGAATATCATTTGTATTGGCAATCAAAAATGTTACATCATCGAGATATATGGCATTGACATTGACAATTTCAAAATATCCATCTTCTTGAATATTAATGAAACCATCTCTGAGTGAAGTTGCCGTCCAAGTACCATCACCATTGTCAACAATCTTAACTCGATACCATTCGTCCAATTTATCTGCCAAATCATCCATTGGAAGAAGACCGGGTTCTGAAACTGAAGAGCCATAAAGGATTTCTTCAATATCTTCAAGAAGAAATGGATCAATGTTGCCAGAATCAACAATTATGTGCGCCGTTGGATGAAAACCACTAATTTCCTCTGGAATTGCTGTGAGATTCCATTCAAATCCAGTAAGAGTACCATCTCCTGACATTGTGGTTGATGTTCTATCCGATGGAATGGCTGTTATGTTGTAAATCAAATGAATCTTATACTGTGCTGAAGGCCCTTCAAGATCATTTCCAACTTGAATTCTATAACATAAACTAAATTGCTTCGGCCTTTGATCTCCTAGGTATACACCACGCCTCAAAGGAGCCAAGCCTTCAATCTCAACAAATTCCTCTGGATACGTTACAGCCGTCAACGTCGCAGCGAAACTTCCAAGGGAAACCAAATCGTTAATTTTCTTTCCATCATAGTAAATGGATTCAATTTCTCTATCAAAGATCTCTACAATCGAGACAAGACCATTCCATGGAACCGCTGAACCATCTGGAAGATACAGAACGCCTCTGTCCAAACCAGTTTCATAGGTTCTTTCTCCTGTTTTATCCCATTCCAGAACAGGCATGATCCTCCTTTACTATCCCTTAGTGCCCAATTCAGCTCTTCTCTTAGCATTCAATGCAGCATTCCTCTGCGCTAGCTCGCTTCGAGACATCTTCTCTGGTTTGGAGTTCTTTATGTTACAAATTCTAATTAAAGAGAACAACCGATTTAAATGCCAATGCTGACACTCAAAAGGAATATTAAAAGCAACCATCCAATAGTAAATCAGCTCTGACGTGATAACCTCCCCCGGACCCCGACGTTCCGGCATCATACCAAACGTTGTAGCAGATTGAGAAGAATCAATGTACTCTTGAATTTTCTCGATTGCCGCAGTTGGTAATCTGTATAAAACGTCGGGGTCCGTGTCATCCGATACAATCATCGCTTTCAAGTACCCTAAGATTTCTTCTGGAGTTTTCTTCTCAGAGGACAAAAACGGTTTTTTGTATTCTGACTCCCATTTTGACAGTGAAATCAAAGAATGCTCAAACTCGATAACAGAATCATTGACTGTTTGAAAAGTGTTTGTTTCTTCGTCGAATAGTTCATCTTCAGCAATGACAAGTCTAAGCATTCGTCAATCCCAACTAAGTAATGGTGAAGTACCAGTCGGTGTCGGTTCCCGACTCGATGACATAGCCAGGCTCCGGACGACAAGTCACAAGAGTGTTCACTGTAAGTACAGTGTCCCCTGGAGGAGCCTCTTCGGAACCGATGTAATACTTCAGTCCAGCAACCACCGGAATGGTCAAGGTGTTCGTGGCGCCATCGAACCCTGGCTGTTGCGGTACAACGATTTGGACACCGCTTTGGAACAGGGTGATGACATCATCTGGATGTGGCAACATCGGATTAACGCCTTCACCACCGTAGAGGATCTGCTCGAGGGCTGACAAGTCAGCTGCTGGAACATCCGATGAGTTTACGGTAAGGAGAGATGTTGGCCTCATACCAGTCACAGCAACCGGATTGGTTGCAACACTCCAACTGAAAGCAATCGCCGCTGGAGAGTCATTGATAGTCTGATATGCCTTCTCTGACGGGCTGGCTGTGCACCCGTAAAGAAGATGCAACTTGTAACCGTACGACTCTCCTTCAATGTCATTCCCGTACCTTGACCGGTAAGAAAGCCCGAACATCTTTCGAGGCTGTTGACCGATCGCAACACCAGGAACAGGAACAGCAAGTCCATCATACTGATTGAACTCATCAGGATACGTGAACGCCTCGACAGTTGCAGCGAACTCCTCCGCTGAGTACAAGTTCAGGTATTTGATGTTGTCTGCATACTGAGCATTCGGCTCAGCACCTGAAGGCGATTCGGTAACCGCCGTAAGTCCATTCCAGGCAACACCATCAACGTACTCACCCTTTGAATCGGGCATGTACAAAACTCCTTGGTCAACACCGGTCTCATAGTAACGGTGACCAAGTTCATCCCACACAAGCTTTGCCATCTTTTTCTCCTTCTAAAAGAAAAGGTTGTAAATGTCGTGGTTTAAATTATCGGCCGTGAAAAAACGTTCAAATGAACAAAGAGGAAGTGCGGAAACTTTATCAGGGATATCACTATCTGGATCTGCGTCAATTATAGTAACCTGATACCGTTTCCTTCGTTTGTACGGCTCATTGTCCGCAAACTCTGTTCTCGCATGATCACGCCTGTAAACAATACATGGATATTCGATTTGCTTACTTGAAGGTGGCTGAAAATATACATTTGTTGACCCAAGCAAGCCCACCAATAGAGTTTGTAAGTCAAGCCGTGGGGCCATTGTAAACACTCCCTATCTGCATGATGAGACGAGGGCTCTGAACCTGAATTGTGGTGACAGTCCAGAGACCCCCGTTCCATCGCACATACTTAATGTTCAAGAAGTTTTCAACAAGGTATTTGTCGGCTACAACACTAATAGAATTGGATATGACGACATCTTCGTTAACCTTTTCGTGACCGTCAACTCTTCTAGAATCCCGGACAACGTCGCCTTGATAGGTGTATTCCATTATTGTATCCACCCAAACGCCAGATCCTGGTGGAGTTTCTGTGGTTTCACCATATCCAATTTCTCCATAAAATCTGGCCATCAAAACTCCTTAGTTATTCAGACTTTTCTTTAGAAGTCCCCTTGCTTGAAGCACTTTCAACCCCGGTTCCGCCTGCGTCTGGGAGAGATCCGTGAACTGGCGGAACGCTCTGTCGGGCGTTAGGAGGCTCAGGGACGATGGCGTGAACAGTTCCGGATGGCGGAGCAACAAACACCCCTTGCTTGACAACCAGAGCCGACTTCAGCTTCACCAACGCTCCAGAACAGCGACCCTCGATCAGGTACTTGTACTGGTTGTAGTCGATGTCAAAGTCGTCAAACAGATTGACCTCTCCACCCTTGTCAGAACCGACGACATAGTCGTTCATGTTGACGATGACAGCCAATGGCGGGTTGGCACCAGGATCGAAGACATCGACTGGAATGATCGAGGAAACACGAATCTCTGAGGCGAACTGGTCCAGAGAAGTGTAGATACGTCGACCCAACGTGTCCTTCAGCAACATGACCTGAGCGATGAACTGCTCACTCGTGTACATGGCTGGAGTTCCGGTTCCACGATATAGCGCACGATACTGCACGATAGCGTCGACGACATCCTGAACTCCACCAGTAGCAAAGTCAGCCAGGACCTCGATTGTGAAAAGCGGGTCGTCAGTAGCGATCGGACGAATACGGTCCTCAAGGATCTTGTCTGGGCTCGTAACGTTTCGTCCATCACCGATAAGAATTGCTCGGGCGATCTCCTCGTCGAGCATAACCCGCATCTCGCTCTTCATCCATGCCACGACATCGAAGTCAGTGATGTCAATGATGTCATCACGATCGAGTTGCTGCTTCTTGTAGATGGTTTGCGGCATGGTCTCTCGCCTGGAAGTCGAGAAGAACTGCTCGAGCTTCACGTCCCCAGTAATGTAACCCTTTGCGCGGGCGTCATCGTACGTGAGGTCTGCGAAGTGAGTCTTCACCCGACTGAACGGCGACTTGCGAGCACCACCAAGAACAGTATTCACCCACTCGGTTCGACGAGTATAGAACTCGGGAGCCGAAGTGAGAGCCTGAGCCTCAGGGAACAGAGTGTCGATCTGATTGATACCATGCGCAATGGCGTAGTTCTCTGTAGCCTGCTTCAAAGAACCACATTTGGTAGCATCAGCGACGATTCCCTTCATGTCTTCGTGAGAAAGAACAGTTCCACCTTTCTGGTCCTTGTCGTCGCCTTCGAAGATGTTGTGCTTCATTTGATTACCTTTCTCAGTGTCGGGAAGTTCTCCATCTTTTTGACCAAGAGCTTCGCCAAGCAAGTGGTGAAGCACCTTCTGTTGCTTTTCGTCCATTGACTCGTAGATTCCAGTCAAAACTTCATCGCCAGCAATGGCTGATTGCGCAGCAGCAGCCCCAGCATTGTCTCCTCCTGAACCTTGCTCGAGTGCGACCCCAACCAGGTAATGAAGGACCTCTTGTTGCTTCGGAGACATCGAGTCATAGACATCTTGCACTGTTTCTCCGCTGTCGCCAGAAGAATCACCTGAAGAATCAGTAGGAGCACCGCCCCCATCTGCGTGCTCAAAAGAGAGCCCGGTGTAGATAATGGCCTCATCGTCGAGAATAGTCTCTTCGTCATCTGAGTGACGAATTGTGACGTTTTCAATGATGGCGCCAGGATTTGCACCGGATAGAACAAGGCTAACCTCACGAATAGCTCCGTGAAGCACCTTCTTTGAGCGCTCAATGAGGTCATTCGCCCAAATAGACATCATGGTGATGTCTTTGTGCTGAATCAACCCATGAGTATGCACTGCCTTTGGCGATTCATTGAAGAACCCGTAAGCATAAACACCTTCGTCTCGGGTTTCAAGGATCGCATGGCCGAGCACATTCTCTGGATCACTGTGACCGTGCTGCCAAACGAGCGGAACCTTCGTGCTGTTCTGATGCTTGAACGCATCGGGCATGATGGTCCGTCCATCAGAGCATTTGAGTCCAGCCTTAGTGGCCCAGCCACTGAAATCTGCTTCCATTTTGACCATTCCTTTCTAAGCTAAGCCACCGGAACATTTCCATTCGGTGTTTGTGGAACTGGAACTGGAACTGGAGCTTGAGTTGGCATGTTACTATTTCTAAGCTGATCGGCCTTAGGATCAGGATAAGGCTCAAACCCAATAATACCTCTAATCTCGTTACCAGTTAGGATTTCATTACGAGTGAACTTATCTGCAAGTTCAGCTATGCTTGCAACCGGGACAAATCTAAACGGATCAGTAAAGGATTGAATTCTTTCTGAGTTTTCTGTCCGCCTAGGCCCTATGAATGCTATCTGCATCGCCTCCATTACTGCGTCCACGATAGGTTCGACGGTTCTGGCATTGTAATTGAGCATGGACTTCTCATCGGCGGTGCCGTTCATAACATCTTCGGTAAGTCCAAGTTGGCTATAGAGCATTGCAGTGAGGTATTCCACTTGGGCTAGAAGATTGTTCTCGGCAGGACGGTTGAGCTGTGTGATCTTTTCGGTACCATCAGTATAAGCAATACCATACTTACTACCTCGCAACTGAAACTCAATGTCCTCACGACGTTTCTCTGCTTGTTCTTTTCTTGCTTCCGACTTGATGACATAGGGTAATTGGATAATCAAGTCAAGCTTCCCTGAACCAGACTGTTCATCAACTGCATCAAGAAGACTCAGTTTACCGATAAGTCTTTGAAGAGTTGAATTAGGTTCATTCATTACCGAATACAAAGGATTCTCAATAATAGCTACGAAACGTTTTTCAAGTGTAACATCTTCACGTTTCCCTGTTGCTTCATTGTACACACTCACCTTTACGTGCTTTGGGTGCCATGAAACAACATGACCAACACGCATTGAATAAATGTCTACTGTTTCATTTGTAGCAGGATTTACTATAGTATCGACTGGTACGATTACAGCAACTCCTTTATCAAACAAAGTTAATGCAACGTCTTGTCTAAAAGCTCTAGGACCTTGATCTAGGTTTGGAGCAAAATTCAAGCATCCATTAAACGCACTATTTATGTCTTCTTTATACCGCTTGAGATCATCGATCCTAACGTGACGATAAGTAACAGCTGCAATGTCAATACTAAGTCTAGCATAGATGGAAGCAATAATTGAACGCTCGTTGCTGTATCTGAAATATGGACGGGATGGAGAAATCCCCCCATAATAAACTTCAGAAGTACCGAGACCTAGCTCGTATTGATCTTTATTACCAACGAATACGTTCCAAGCCTTTCTTATTCTGTCAAATCTTGGCAAGATTATCGCCTCCTTTCTTACTCGAATGCTTCTTTATTAGCTTTATATGCTATATATGCGTCCATAAGAGCAGAAACGTTATCTATTTTTTCTTCGGCTCGTTTCTTTAAGAGTTTTCTGTTCCCATTCGTATCCTCTAAAGTAACTGCATTTGACATTGCGAAAGACATTAACGCTTGATCAAATATCAATGCTCTTTGCTCAGAAAGGATCTTTAATTCCCCCAGAGGAACGGATTCGGTTTTAGCACCTTGAATAACCTTCTCAATCCCAAATGGTCCGTTCTCCATTTCCCATCTCGTCACAAATTCTTTAGCATTGTATGGGTCAAAGCCGAGACAGCGAACATCATACTCAGATGTAGTTATGAAACGATCTAAATCATCATAAACGTCCATCATCTCGAGTACAGTGCCGTTCATAATATGAAGACTATCTTCACGAATAAACTCTTCGTATTTTATCCGCATTGCGGCGGGAAGCTTTAATAGGGTGAGTTCTGTAATATAGCTTCTAGTCTTAATTCCATATCCACCATTCGACAACGGAAACAAGAATGTAAATGCGCAGAAGTCATCCCCTTGCGAAAGGTCTGCGCCTAAGGCGCATGGAGTTGCCCAAAAGTCTGTTGTACGATGAGGAAGAGTTTCTTCGTATGTAAAGAAATATGTGTAACCCTCCATAGGAATCCCGAAACGCTTTGCCAGAATATCGTTTCGAGAAGCAGGAGCCTTTTCAGCTCGTTCTACATCTAGATGATAGACATCATAAGTTACAGTCTTTCCTAAATTAGGATTTGCTTTGATCCACATAACTGGATCGGCAACTTCATCAATGTCATCTAACTTATAATGCCAAATCGAAATATGCGGAGCTTGGTATTCTCCTTTAAGAATAGTTGCCAACTCCATCTTGATCGTATCACCAGATCCATTACGAACGGTTCCTTCGGAACTTATAGCAAGAATCAAATAATCATCCATCTTTGATGCGCCCTGCTCAATTGCACCAACGACATCTTCTCGAATATCACCAGACAACCATTCGTCAATGGTCGAGATCTTTGGTCTTAACCCTTGAAGTTTGTTGATTGTCATCGGACGAATCTCAAGCAAAGAACCAGTAAGAAAATTCTCTATACCTTTCTTTGTAGATGCCAGCTTTTGTCGGAAAGCATTTGGTCCTGTCGTATTTCTAATTGACCCCTCAGTGAGAAACTTGAATAGAGGACCTCTTGCTCGAGTTATTGCTGTACGAAAAGGAGATAGAACCTCTTCGGCTTGTTTCATTGTTGGAGCTGTTGTGATTTGGTGAGTTGTCGAGATGTCAACGTTTAGAAAATATGCATGAATACACGCAGCATACATTGACTTGGCTGCACCTCGAGCTACAATCAAATATTGCTTTGTAGTTAGGCGCTTCTTAATCAATTTCGAAACAAACCCACCAGTTTTTGGGTCATATACAGTTCTTTCTATGAAGAAATACCATCCAAATATCTGTTCGGCCCAGAGTTTAAATGTATCCAGTAAATGTAAGTCACTACCATCAGTTAGGGTCAATTCCCATTCACAATATTGAATAAATCCTTTAACGGCATCCGAATCATAATATATGTCTGGATCATAGATAAGAGCATCAATTCGATTCATTTCTAATGAAATTTCACGATTTACAATGATTTCTCCATCAAGAACAGCTTCACGAAAGAGGCCGTAATAATATGGTACGTCTGTATTAGATAATACCATATGGCTCCTTTCGATTAACTACTATTAAAACTTAGATTTCGCAAGCTTTTTCACAGCAACATAGCCATAATTAGCCAGAACAAATCCTGCTACTGAAGCACCAACCGCAGCTTTGGTGTTTGTCGCTGATTTACTAGTTGGGATAATGTCCTGGTAGTGAAGCTCCTTAAGCCTTGTCAATGTGGCGCGAGTAGTTCTATGCCCACTCTCAACCAATTGATTAGCATTAGTTATTCTTTTAGCTTTTCTTGCCGCGCCACCTTTAAATCCCCCACCTTTGACCAAGTCAATTGGACCAGTAGAACGCCCAGCTCTAATCTTTTGCATTCTAGTTGCTTTGCCGGTTCCAACTTGTCGAAAATTCTCAGCACGTCGTTTCTTCCGAATACCCCACTTTTGACCCCTGATGCCATGGTGCTCAAGGAAATCATCTACAAGTACATCGTTTGTCACCATGTCACCCCTTTCATTTGAATAAAGCCAATTGTTTTATCGGTTTCTTTCCAATAATTCTCGCTCCAGTTCTAATAGCGGCCTGACCAGCTGGACCCTTAGCAAGATTGTATAGTGCTGCCGCGCCAACAGTAGTAGCAACAGCCCCCTTAACATACCTTTTCCCCAAAGCAACTGTATCTGGATGTAATCTGTGATACTGCTGCTCAAGATTACTTCGAGCGTTCAAGGCTTTAAGTTCTTCATTCGTCATCGTCGAAATATGCTTGTTCTTAAGTTGAGAAGCTTTCTTGTACTCTCTGGACACAATACGCGCAGGACGTGCTCGACGAATACCCCACTTTTGACCTTTTACACCATGGTGCTCAAGGAATTCTTCCAGATCTGGCATTAACCACCTCCTCTCCAGCTGGCATAACCTCATTATCACAGTCGAAGTATTCGACATAGTAAAGCATACGATGCTCATGTTCTTGAATTTGCTTGTTCATCGCTTCAACCAAGTAAGACAAAGTCGGTGGGTCAAACAAGATTCGTGTCTTGAGGTAAATATAAGTCCGGACAAAGCTCAATTGCCTTTGTGGGAGACCAATATCACTCCACACCGCTGTATCATCCTCAATACTGAAACCATCGATAGGTCCGAGACCAAGTTGATTGACTATGGCGAATGCTGAATTAATATGCGTGATGACATCAAGATCAAATACCGTGTACTCAGCACTAATACCCAAGATCTTCTTCGTGCTGATTAGAATGCTCTCTTCCATAATACCTCCTTACCAAAGCTTGGTATCTTCAGGTCGTCGCTCCATAACTACTTTGGGAGTCAACTTAGGTACACCAAAATGTATTTTATTGTGAGTGTTATGACTGGTTAGTATTAAATATTCCGGGTCTAAAACCCAGGATTCCTTATGACTAATGTTTTCCACACTCATTGGATTAATGTGGTGAACAAGTGGGTTAATAAATATCTCGAACCCGACGACCCCGAGGTCGCATCCTTGATCTCTGATGATTATGTGCTGACGGATCTCCTCCCACTCTCTTGAAGAATAAAACCTTTGATTCATGTAACGATCAAATCCAAATGTTGAACGTCCTACTCCACCACTAAGTTTTAAATATTCAAATCGCTCATCAAACGTATCGTATTGAATAAGTTCGGAGTAGGTTCTTACTTTCATTTAATTGCCAATCTCTATGATGACGTTTAACACATCGTGTATGTGCACATCTACCCGCCTTGTGTAAAGTGGTTGACGAGCCAAAATTCGGTGAGTATAAAAAAAACATCACGCCAATAAGTATTCCAATGATCCAAGCATTACGGCGTTTTGTCATCCTTGCCTCCGTTAACCGGTAATGACACAATGAGAATAGCTAATCCCACAACAACACCGACGGTTCCTAATAATTCATCAGTTAAAGATTTATTTTGAATTAGTACAAGAATCGAGAGAACAAGCACTACTACACCAAGAATGATTAAGTAGATCTCTCGCTTGTATCGGTTCACGGCGATCTGACGAGATACTTTGCCGCCCACACAAGTCCAAGACCAGCCGAAATCAATGCGCCGATGACATAAAGAGCCCAAGAATATGGAGTTGTCTGAAAGGCCGCAATGAAACCAATCACTGCAGAAGTTGCCACACACAAAAAAGCAATCCCTGTAAGGATCTCGGCCCGCGTCATGCTGGCATCTTTCTACGATCCCACCCTGACTCACCCTTTACCGCTCGGCAGATCCAAACCATTGAATCCTCATCCAAACAGGTAACCACCGCCATGTCAGTCTTGTCGATTGTGGCTTGGCTAGGAGCAGCAATCTCCACGATCTTCTTTCCTGTGTTGACTACTCCATCTGTACCACCTGGTCCCATAAGACATTCATCATGCCATTTGACACCATCGTGACTCCACTTGTGCCACACATTGCCAAACACCTTTGACAGACTGAAAATATGGTTCTGTCCCTCAAAGTAAAACGTCGGTGCAATAAGCGCCATGTCAAGTTCCTCCGGTTTCGGTTTAGGTGGTTCTGGTTCTGGGGCAGCACCTCCTTGTGCCATACGAATAACTTCATCCATTGGGAATCCTGGACCGCAATCCCAGTGATCATTCCCAGCAAAGCCCAGCTCAGAGTGCTGAGTAACTCCAGAATGTCCAGCTGCAGCTTGTGATTCGTTTAATGCAACAAGTGGAATCCCGAATCGAGCAGCTTCTTCTGCAACCCAAGCAGCAGCATTCTCAAGCATGACCGGGTGACGATGCCATTCATCTAAAGACCACTCTGCAAAGGCACACAGTTCAGTCTGTATAGAATATGGATTAGCATTTCCAGCTGTCCAAGCCTTGAGATCATGTGATACGTATTCCCCGATCGCACCAGGTGTGTCATCAATTCCTGTATGACTCGATACTCCAGCATTTGGATTGGCAAAAAAGTTTCCAAGGGATTGATACGTCAATGCACCCTCTGCCGTGTGAAGCACAATCAATCTTACTCCACTACCTCGGCTTGAGTAATTCGGAGATCCAATCCAGTCACGTCGAAGTGCCATAGATGTCCTCCTCTTCATCTACATCTCTGACCATTTGCCGCCATGTCGAGACGTTTTCCCCAGTCCAATCGCCAACAATGTCGACCAGTTCTTGACGCTGATCGCGAGTTAGCTTACGAAGCTTCTCTCGATTTGGAAGAATTCCAGTTTCAGGATCTTCTTCTGGCTCTTCTTCAGGCTCTGGTACTGGATGAGGCTCATGAGAAAACAGATCACGAATTCGGTGCTTCATCCTTTTCCTCCTCTGGAGAGGGCTCGGGTTCCTTGACTGCTTCCTGGTCGAAAAGCTGAGGCTCCCTTACTTCACCGACCTGAGGCCCCTCCTCAACTGTCTCATTTTCCTCGTTTTCCATTTTGATTCCTCTCTATCCAGTTGTTACAAGATGAATGCTTGCATATGATCTCGCTGAACCAGCTTGGGTTTGAACAGTAGTAGATCCGTTCTGCCGAGCAGCAATAGTAATCGTCTCACCAGCAAGCACTGGAACAAGTGCTTGAACAATTATTCCTTGCCCAGCACCAGTATTATTAAGATACATATGTGGACCACGGACATAAGTTTGATTGTTTTTATCTATTTCAATCCAACAAGTAGTTGCAGCAGCAGTGGCCCAACCATTCGTTGCTTTTACATCATAATACCCATCAACTGGAGCAGTAAATACACCAGAAGGTATATCCCAAGAACCTAATGGATCAAAATCAGCAACATCATATGTAAGAGGTGTTACTACAGCATTAGGAACTGGCTGAGCAATGCTAGACCAAACTCTTGAAAAACAAACATCAGTAGCTCGTTTCCAAAGCGATCCGTTCTTTGAGATCCAGGTCATCCCACTCGAATCGACAAAACTGTCAATTCCTCCTGTATTCGGAGGAGCTTGTGGTGGGAAATATGGCTCGCCTTGCGGCCCCTGTGGGCCGGGTGGACCTTCTGGGCCGGGTACCGTAGAATCAGCTCCTGGAGGACCTGGTGCACCATCAGCACCCGGAGGACCAGGGACAGTCGAATCGGCACCTGGATCTCCTTGCGGTCCAGGTGGACCGGGATCTCCTTGAGGACCGGGGTCTCCTTTGTTCCCCTTTGGCCCTTGTGCTCCGGTTGCACCCGCGTTTCCTTTAGGACCTTGAGGGCCTGTTTCTCCTGGTGGTCCTACTGGCCCTGGAACAGTTGAATCAGCACCTTGCGGACCTGGTGGACCAGTATCTCCTGGAGGACCTACTGGACCCTGAACAGTTGAATCAGCACCTTGCGGTCCTTGAGGGCCAGGCGGTCCAGTATCCCCCGGAGGACCAGGTGGTCCTGGCACAGTCGAATTGGCGCCTTGGGGCCCAGGTGGACCTGCCGGACCTACATCTCCAGGTGGTCCAGGTGGTCCTGCTGACCCAGGCAATGTCTCTGTGATGTCAACACTTACAACTGGTGTGGACTCATCAACGACGATAACAGTTTCATCGGGCGCACTAACATAGATAACATCAGTCATCGGCGACCCACTTTCTGAGAGTCAGTCACATCTGCTGTCACTACCACATTCCCTGAGAGCACTGTGAATACGCGACCATCCAAATATGTCAATTGCAGATCCCACACACCCTTGTTCTTAGATCCTGCACTCCATGCGTCAACATCTATTTTAACCGTGACAACATTGTCCGATACTGAACAAACTAACTCAATAACTGATAATCCAGCAGGAGCCTCACGAATCTCAGCCTTTGCAATCACACCGGTAAGATCGACCGGTACAGTTTGTTCCGGATCTTGCCACAAGGAGAAATCCCATGCATAGGTATCTCCTCGATAAAGGTTTAGGTCAAACTTACCGGGGCGCATTAGATTGGGGTTCCGTCTTCAGTAAAGAACAATGAAGTGACAAGCGGCCAATTAGCTTGTGTCAACGAGAGCAAGTCTGCGTCGGTGACCAAGGATGAATCGATCTCACCATTTGGCATAGTGGCTTTGTCGGCGATTCCAGGACCAGCCGCGGCAAGCTGAACAAAGTTGTCCCAACCGGTCATGTTTCGAAGGATGGCATTTGCCATCGCAATTGAATCTGGTCCTTGCTCAGGCAGATTTAGAAAAAATTGTGCTTGTTCAACAAGTACAGATCGATTACGCTGTTGGAAACCGAAATCCGACTCCAACTTTGCTTGGGCTTCATAACTCATAGTCTCTCCTAGGGTGTGTTAAAGTTCGGGCCTAAATCTTCAACCGTGATATGGCAAGTATTAGGTGGGACAGTCATTTTTAATGCACCACCGCAATTTAATGCTACTTGCCAATAATGACTTCCTCCGTCACCATCTTCAAGCCACTGACGAGAACCTATAATCCACCAGTTTTGTGGGACATTATATTGAATTGCAAGCATTGAAATATTAGCGCCATCCCGAAAAATATTAAAGCCTGCATTGCTTGTAACTGTAGAACTATTATAGCCTTGAACATTGAAACTTATTCTATAACGATGCCCAACTTGAGTAACAATATTAGTATATCCACCAGTTCCTGACCCAAAAACAATAGCTCCATTTCCCCCATTTGTGAGCTGTGCTGCTGGGCCAATCTGTGCTCTTAAAATTTTCGGGTAAATTGCGTCAGTAGGAGCATCAGCGCCAGCCGGACCTTGAGGGCCTTGAGGACCTTGCGGGCCCGTCGAACCTGGTGGACCTTGAGCGCCCGTATTTCCAGGAATACCAGGATCGCCTTTATCGCCTTTATCCCCTTTAGGTCCTTGCGGGCCTGTTGCGCCAGGTATTCCTTGAATACCTTCTGGGCCAGGTATTCCTTGAGGCCCTGTAGATCCAGTAGCACCAGGTGTACCCGGAGGACCAGGCACAGTCGAGTCTGCTCCAGGAGGACCTTGCGAACCGGCAGCCCCTGTATCACCTTTAGCGCCCTTCGCGCCCGGTGCACCATCTGCTCCAGGAGGACCTTGAGCTCCATCTGTACCTGGAGCGCCAGGAGGACCAGGAGGACCTTGAATGTTTCCGGCATTCACCCAAATACCGTTTACATCATCCCAAACCCAAAGGTCCCCAGTGTCTTCAGTTATCCAACCATCACCAGGTGTCCCAGTCGGCGGAAGCGATCCTGCATCTGGGACAGAACCTTTGATGTTGACGCCAGTTCCATCAGCGCCAGCCGGACCTTGAGGGCCCGTCGCACCTGGTGGACCAGCTGCACCTGCTGGACCTTGAGGGCCAGGGACAGTTGAATCTTCTCCAGGATCACCTTGAGAACCCTGAGACCCAGCAGGACCCTGAGCCCCCTGAGGACCCGGAGTTCCTTGAGCACCTTGAGGGCCTGGGTCACCTTTTACACCCTGAGATCCTTGAGCACCTGGAGGCCCCGTTAAACCAGGAGGACCAGGGACAGTCGAGTCGGCACCTTGTGGACCGGGTGGGCCTTGTGGGCCGGTTGCTCCCTGGAAAGCTTCTCCACTCAGGATGACAACACTGGCTTGAGTGACACTAGTCACAATTGCTCGAGCACCCAGGAAGGCACCTTCTTCTATTCCACGAAGAACTACCGTTACCCGCTTCACTTAGTCACATCCTGAGTGCACACCACATCGCCTTGAAGAAGTGTCGTCGGGTCGCTTCTATCTGGAGTGATCGTTTGAAGATCCCAGACCCACTCAGTATTCCATTGGTCATTCGCCAAGTCTCGAGTAACCTCTTTTGGGATCATTATCGTGATGATTCCATTCGAAGCATCGCCCATGTTTATAGTAAGAGTGCGATGTTCTGGTGAAGTACGAGACTTTCTTATCTGAGCAGAAAATAACCAACCAAAAACATCAATTGGTACGTTCTGTGTATCCACGAAACATACTTGAAAATCTCCACCATCACCCGCATAAAGGAGGAGATCGAGCGAATCCGGAGTCATATCGATGGTTTCAGGCATCCTATCTCTCCTTTATTTTGACTAAAAATCGTCGTCGGACTCCTCAACAATCCGACCGGAATATTCCCTCATTGCTAGCAGTGCAGACTCATAAAGCTCCTCGATACGCTTTGCTGAAGCAAGTTGATCAACTTTAGCACTTAAAAGCAAGTTCTCGTTCTGGATACGTTCTTGCTCGAGCTTTTCTCTGGTGGAACCGAGCTTTAAAAAATGTGTAATCACTTGAGAGGAGGCTGAGCCCTCCTTGATCTGTCTTTCTGCCAGATCCATCGCCGAGGAAATAAGCTGATTCTCTCTTCCTACGTCTGTTGTAGCCGGTTTCGTAGGTCTCCCGGAAGATTTTCTCGGACTCATTTCCCTCCTTTCGGGGCGCAAAAGTGAAAACATCTCTCAAAAAGTTCCACCGGGGCATTTTTTGGG